AATATTAAACGGATGGCCGCTTTGGCAATTTTGAATTTCAAAAGCACGCTCCTACTTTCATAATTTACAATTATGCCATTTGGTGTACACCTATATATTGTACCCCATTACACCGATACATGGCACAGAAGTTTTCTCTCCCAATCGGTGTACAAGGGCATATTAGTAAATATGGCACCACCAAAACGATTTCGAATAAATAGCAAAAATTATTTCCTCACCTATCCTCAATGCTCATTAACGATCGAAGAAGCACTTTCCCAATTACGAAATATCCAAACACCAGTAAACAAAAAATTCATAAGGGTTTGTCAAGAACAACATGAAGACGGGTCTCCTCACTTGCATTCCCTTCTTCAATTCGAAGGGAAATTCCAATGCACAAATCCGAGATTCTTCGACCTGGTATCCCCAAATAGGTCAACACATTTCCATTGCAACATTCAGGGAGCTAAATCCAGCTCCGACGTCAAGTCCTACATCGAGAAGGACGGTCAATTCTCCGACTGGGGAGAATTCCAGATCGATGGGAGAAGTGCAAGAGGTGGACAGCAATCAGCCAATGACGCTTACGCCCAGGCAATTAACACTGGAAGTAAGTCAGAGGCTCTTAGGGTCATCAAGGAACTAGCCCCTATGGATTATGTATTACAGTTCCATAATTTAAATAGTAATTTAGATAGAATTTTTGCTCCTCCGTTGGAGGTTTTTGTTTGTCCTTTCACAGCTTCTTCATTTGATCAAGTTCCTGAAGAACTTGAGGAATGGGCTGCAGAAAACGTAAAGTCTTCCGCTGCGCGGCCATGGAGACCGATTAGTATTGTCATAGAGGGTGATAGTAGGACAGGCAAGACAATGTGGGCTAGGTCATTAGGTCCTCATAACTACCTATGTGGTCATCTGGATCTGAGTCCAAAAATCTACAGCAACGACGCCTGGTACAACGTCGTTGATGATGTAGACCCCCACTACCTAAAGCATTTTAAAGAATTCATGGGGGCCCAAAGGGACTGGCAAAGCAACACGAAGTACGGGAAACCAATTCAAATTAAAGGTGGAATCCCAACAATCTTCCTCTGCAATCCAGGACCAACGTCTTCATATACGGAATTTCTGGACGAAGAAAAGAATTCCGCATTAAAAGCCTGGGCAGTTAAGAATGCAACCTTCGTCACCCTCTACAGCCCACTCTACTCAGGTACCCATCAAAGTCCAGCACAGGATAGCCAAGAAGAAGAAGAACCGCAGGAGGAGGATTGATCTGAACTGCGGGTGTTCTATCTACGTGGGACTAGACTGTGCAAACCATGGATTCACGCACAGGGACCATCATTACTGCAGCTCAGGCGCAGAGTGGCGCGTATATCTGGACGGTACCAAATCCCCTCTATTTCAAAATCACCAGGCACGATCAACGGTCATTCAACAGGAATCAAGACATCATAACAATACAGATACAGTTCAACCACAACCTAAGATCCCACCTGGGTTTGCACAAGTGTTTCCTCATTTTCAAGATCTGGAGTCGCTTACATCCTCAGACGTGGCGTTTCTTGAGGGTCTTTAGGACCCAAGTGATGAACTACTTATATAGTTTGGGTGTGATTTCAATTAATAATGTAATTAGGGCAGTTGATCATGTATTGTATAATAGATTGCAAGGAACAATGTATGTACAGACATTTCATGATATAAAATATAAAATTTATTAATTCTGAACAGAATCATAGAAATAGATCCTGATTTTCAAGGTTGCATACACGGGATTACTGGCATGAGTACTAGCCATATACAATATTAATGCGTTCTCAGTATGGTTCTCATATTTAGCCTGCTCTTGATGATTGTAAGTCACATGATGATTGAGCTTCCAGAACTTCTTGATCACAGCCTGTTCCTTGGACGCATACTGTCCACCGGTGACAGTGGCATGAAACTTGTGTAACACCTGCAGACGATCTCTAAGGTCCTGCTTGATTGTTGCAGTACTGGGTTCGTTATCAAACATGTTGAAAGCCTCTTGAAATCCATACGGAGTCGTAAGGGGACGTCTATCTCTAACTAACCAAAACATGACAGTGTTAGTGTGGTTTTTAGTCTTGATGTTTTCATCCATCCAGATTTTACCAATAATGTAACAAGATTTAATACAAAATCTCTTCCCAGATCGATGAGTAAGACCGTTACCACGAGTAACATCGGACACACTTAACAAAGTACCAGAATGACCAACATCATTTTTCTTCTCAAATGACTGGACCTTACACGGGCCTTCACAGCCCTTGGGGATATCAGGGCTTCTGTACATTCTGTACATCCTGGGCTTCCGGAACATGGGCCTTTGAGCCCATGATCTCCTTCTGTTTGTGACGAGGACAGTGGGGGCATTCGCACGGCTGACATACGGGCTGTCGAAGTTCAGACGGCGACGTACCTTGGAGGCGGGCGTGGAAATCACTATATCGGCAGGACGCTTCGACATAGTTCTTAGCTCGTATGACAAGTATAAGGTCACGTATAAGATCACGACCTACGGTGTCTGGAGAATACGTATTTTCTACAAGCTGTAGGTATTTAATTGAAAGCATACACCTAAAACCGTGTACGGTTTCAGGAAATTCGTTAAGCAATGGATCCCACATTATACACGTATAAAGCTAGGGCATACGTATTTAAATACGGAAAAGACTTAGGGAACAAGTATTTAATTAGGCTTCAAAGGATGGTCAGGATCAGCAGACAGGGAGGGCCCATTAAAAAAATCGGCGGCCATCCGGT